TGATTACTTTCAGAAGTTTTATGATGATATTTTCTTTCCTATATTAAAGGAGAGGAAAATTAAGAATGTAATTCATCTAGGAGATTCGTTTGATAATCGTAAGAGTATTGATTTTTGGGCATTGGATTGGGCAAAGGAGCATGTATATGATAAGTTCAAAAAGTTAAAGGCAAAGGTACATACTATAGTTGGCAATCATGATGTTTACTATAAGAATACTAATGAAGTAAATGCAGTAGATTCTCTATTGGCATCTTATAATAATATAATCAGGTATTCTGGCCCTACTGAAATTGATATAGAAGGATTTAAAACTTTATTGCTTCCTTGGATATGTCAGAATAATTATGAGGAAACCTTAGAGGTAATTAAAAAATCTAAATGTAGATCGGTATTTGGTCATTTAGAATTGAATGGATTTGCACTATTTCCTGGTCAAGTGATGACCCATGCTGCTAGTGGATTGGATGTGTCTGCATTTAAAAAATTTGATGTAGTATTTTCTGGTCATTATCATACTAGATCTAATGATGGTAAGGTGTTTTATTTGGGTAATCCTTATCAAATGTATTGGAATGATGCAGGTGATAGAAGGGGATTTCATATATTTGATACAGAAACTTTTCATTTAGAGTTTATTCCAAATCCATATGTTATTTTTGAGAGATTGTATTATGAGGATACTAATTACAAAATGTTTGATGCTAGGCATCTTAAGGATAAAATTGTAAAGGTTATTGTTCGTAAAAAATCTAGTCAATTAGAATTTGATAAGTATATTGATAAAATTGATAAAGCAGGATGTATTGATTTAAAGGTGGTCGAAAATTTTGCAATAGATGATGAAGATGTAGAGTTTTCCACCGATGAATGCGAAGATACGTTAACACTTTTAAATAAATATATTGAGGAGTCCGAATTTGATTTAGATAAAGAAGTAGTAAAAGACATTATGAAGGACGTTTACAGAGAGGCTTGTGAGTTCGAGTAATGTTTATCCTTACTATTAAAGGACAGGAAGAAGAAGGTGCTTATGCCGTTGCAGATGAAGACGGAGAAAGAGCATTGTATATGTTTGAGGAAGAGGATGATGCAATTAGATATGGTGGTTTATTGGAAGCAGAAGATTATCCACCTATGACTGTTGTTGAGGTTGAAGATCAGCTTGCAATAAAGACCTGTAACGTGTATAATTACCGATATGTCATCATTAGTGAAGATGATTTTGTGATCCCTCCAAGAGAGAATGATTTTATTCAAAAAAATAAGATGGCGTAATTTTCTCTCTACAGGGAATCAATTTACGGAAATAGATCTTATAGATTCATCTACCAATTTAATTATTGGTACTAATGGTGCTGGTAAGAGTACGATTCTTGATGCTCTCACTTTCACATTATTTAATAAACCATTTAGAAAGATAAGTAAGGGTCAGTTAGTTAATACTATAAATGAAAAGGATTGTGTTGTTGAGATAGAATTTTCTGTTGGTAAAGTAGAATGGAAAATAGTACGTGGAATTAAACCATCAATATTTGAAATTTATAAAAATGATAAGTTGTTAGATCAAAAATCTGCAGCAAACGATCAGCAGAAGTGGTTAGAAGAACAGGTATTAAAACTAAACTATAAGTCATTCACACAGATTGTTGTATTGGGTAGTGCATCCTTTGTACCATTCATGCAGTTGACTGCACCTAATCGTAGAGAAGTTATTGAAGATCTTTTAGATATTAAGATATTCTCCGTCATGGGATTGATGCTTAGAGAAAGAATTAGAGGATCTAACGAAAGATTGAGAGAACTTTCTATCAGAAATAATCTTGTAGAAGAGAAGATTGATATGCAGAAGAGTTTTATTGAAGAACTAGAAGCAAGTGGTAAGAAAGATATAAGTGAAAAGAAAAAGAAACTAGAAGAAATCAATGGAGAGATTAATGCATATGAAGGGGAGTTGCAAGAGATGAGTGATGAGTTGAATGTACTCAATAAAGATGTAGAAATGTTTTCAGGTAGTAACAAAAAGTTACGAAAGTTGGGTAACTTGAGAGGTAAATTGTCTCAGAAGGTAGCAACGATTACTGAAGAGCATAAGTTTTTTACAGATAACACGGTTTGCCCTACCTGTACTCAATCTATCGAGGAGTCATTTCGTATAGATAAGATTAATGATGCTAAATCTAAAGCCAAAGAACTTGAACAAGGTTACAAGGAATTGGAGGAAGCCATCAGACTTGAAGAGGAAAGAGAAAACCAATTCAAGGAGTTTACCTCGGAGGCATCCAAACTAACGCATGAAATTTCTAAAACAAGCACAAGGATTTCTGGACTTCAAAATCAGACCAGAGACATTGAACAGGAAATTCAAAGAATTAGAGAACAAAGAGAAAGTAGAACTACTGAAAGACATGCGTTAGATAAACTAGTTGGAGAATTAGAAGCACTCCAGAAAGATCAATCCAAGGAAAATGAAAACAACATATACAATGATTTTGCTTATTCCTTGATGAAGGATGGTGGTGTCAAGTCTAAAATAATCAAAAGGTATTTGCCGTTAATGAACCAGCAGGTCAATAAGTATCTGCAGTTGATGGATTTCTATATCAATTTTTCTTTAGACGAGGAGTTTAAGGAAACTGTAAAATCTCCAGTACATGATAAGTTTGTTTATGAATCATTCTCTGAAGGAGAGAAGATGAGGATTGACCTTGCACTTCTTTTCACATGGAGAGAAATTGCAAGAATGAAGAACTCTGCTAATACCAATCTATTAATACTTGATGAGATCTTTGATAGTTCTTTGGATGGATTTGGTACTGAGTATTTCACTAAGATCATTAAATATGTTGTTAGTGATGCTAATGTATTTGTCATCTCTCATAAGACAGATGATATAATAGATCAATTTGATAATGTAATTCGATTTGATAAAGTAAAAGGTTTTAGTAAAAAATTATGAAAATTTTAGTAACTGGCCATGAAGGTTTTATTGGTAGTCATGTATCTGAGCATTTAAGAAGTCTTGGATACACTGTTGAAGGTTTAAGTTTTCCAGATGACATTGGTAATTTTAAAGGAAACTTTAAAGGAGGTGACTATGGATTAATAATCCACCTTGCTGCATTTGCTAACATTAGGGGTAGTCTTGATAATCCTGATGTGTTCTGGGAAAATAACGTAGAAAAGTCAAAACCATTATTTGAATGGTGTAGACAGACAAATACTCGTATTTTATATGCTAGTTCTTCTGCTGTACATGAATGGTGGATCAATCCTTATGCTATTACTAAAAAGGTGAATGAAGTGCAAGCACCACCTAATAGTGTTGGTATGAGATTCTTTAATGTATGGGCAGAGAAGGATAGTAGATCTGATATGCTCTATAGGATGTTACAGGAAAATACTGCCAAGTATCTTACAAGACATAGAAGAGATTGGATCCATGTTCATGATGTTGCAAGAGCAATTTGCTTTTTAATGCCAGATAAGTATAGAGGTGTTATTGATGTTGGTACTGGAAAGACCACATCCGTATTGGAGTTGGCAGAAAAAATGGGTAAAGGCCATCTTCCTATTAAAGAAGATACACCAGGAGAGAGGGATGAAACTTGTGCTGACACAACAGAGTTGACAAAATTGGGATGGCATCCTACAATCAATATACTTGACTTTGCTAGCCCATGACAATAAAGACTCATACAATAGAAAAAAAGAATCCTAAGCACTCTCAGGAGTGGAGTTGGGATGAAACTCCAGAAGTTGTAGAAGCTATTAAACAGTTACAACAATCTTCAGACGCATTAAAAGCACTTGGTAAATGGTAGGAATTATTGGAAATGGATTCGTAGGTAATGCTGTATATCAAAACCTACGAGATAGAGTAAAATGTAAAGTATATGATGTAGATCAAAATAGATCATTCAATACTTTAGAGGAGGTTCTTAGCCAAGATTTTATTTTTGTATGTCTTCCTACTCCTATGAAGGAAGGTGGTGAATGTGATCTTTCTATACTTGATAAATTTTTTGAGGGATTGTTTTGGGATAATCCTGATATAGAAGGTACATTTATAATTAAGTCAACAGTTCCTGTTGGTACAACTAGAAGATATTCAGAAAAATATAATGTTATTCATAATCCAGAATTTCTTACTGCAAGAAATGCTGTAGAGGATTTTAAAAATTCTGAAAGAAATATAGTTGGTGGTGATAAAGGATTATGTGAAAAGTTTATCGAATTCTTTGAAGTTCTCTTTCCTGATGTACCAAGTGTTATTGTTACTTCAGATGAGAGTGAAGCAATCAAGTATTTCTCAAATACATTTCTTGCTTATAAGGTAGCATACTTCAATAAGATATATGATTTTTGTGAAGCAACTGGAATGAACTATAAGAATGTTTGTTATGGAGTAACTGCTGATAGTAGGATTGGGAAATCTCATACAAAAGTTCCTGGTATAGATAATGATAGGGGATTTGGTGGAACTTGTTTTCCAAAGGATATAAATTCCTTAATTGTACAGATGGAATCTAATGGTGTAAATGCTGATATGCTCAAAGAAGTGTGGAAGTATAACCAAGAAATTAGATCTGTGATAGACTGGGTTGTAACTAAAAAGACCAATGAACACACCTAATTGGCAGCATCACTCTAAGAAGGAGGCCAAACGAAAACTTAAACCACAGGCCCTGCGTTCTGCAAGAGAAAGACGCAGACAGTTGATAAAGTGTCTACAGAAGCGTCCTAGTGGACGCTTTTTTAGTATAATAGGTATATCGAAAACAAATGACAGATGACATTACAGCACGAAATTAAATCCCAACTTGCAAAA